GCGTTGCGGTATGGATGCGAGCTAATCACCCGCCGAGGCTGGACCGCTTCACCGACCATTCGCATCGGATAAAGGGGGGACCATGTACGCCACCGCCACGATCCCGCAGCCGCCCGCGCCAGCGAACCCCGATGAGGCGCGCCGCGTCGAGCACACCCGCCACCGATGGGCCATGATGGAGGGCAGGTGGCAAGCGCTACTCGAGGCGCGGCTGGAGGCGCAGCTCGGGACGGTGCGGCGCGCGGCATGGGGGGTGCCCGACATCTCGAACAACCCCATGCGCACCGTCTGTTACGAGTTGAGCACCCTCTACGACTCCGAGCCCGACATCCGGCACAACCAACTCGGGCCGAGCCCCAACATGGATCGATTGATTGGCTCGTCGGGCTCCATCGCTCGTTCGGGACTCTGGGCGCAGATGGCACGGTTCCAGGCGCTCACGTTGGCGCTCCGCGAAATGTGGATGCGGGTAGATGTCGAGGAAGGCCGGCTCGTCTACCGGCCGGTCCCGCCTCACATGACGTTCGCCGAGTCCGACCCGGCCAGGCCGACGGTGCCAACCGTCTTCGGCGAGTTGCGCCTCCGCAGCGTCGAGGGGGTGGTGCTCTGGGCCTTCGATGTGTGGGACATTCGCGACCCCGAGGCGCCGAGCTACCGGGTTGTCGAGGCGCTCGACGGGTGGAAATTTGGGCGCGACCTGACCGCCAAGGTTCACGGCGCGACCTACACCGGCGCCGACTACCCGGCGGCATGGCGCCGCGCGAATGGCGCGCCCGTCATCCCGGCGCAGCTCTACCATGCGTCGAGCTTCGGCGATCGGTTGTTCGATCCGTTCGCCGCGATCGAGCTCTACGAGGGGTCGCTCAATCTCGCGGTCCTCTACAGCTACCTCAATCACTGTCTCCGCGATGCGAGCTACCCACAACGGTACGCCGTCGGCGTGCGCGTGGCTGGCATGGGTAGCTCCGACCTGGGGAGCCCGGCGGCGCGCTCCGAGGTGACGACGGACCCGACGACGATCCTCATGCTCGACCCGGTGGCAGAGACGAGCCAGCCGATGATCGGAAGCTGGACCGCAGGCTCGGACCCGGAAAAACTGGAGGCCACGATCGCCGCCGTGGCTCACCGCCTCGCGACCGACGCCGGCCTCGCGCCCTCCGAGCTCCAGCGGACGAGCGGATCGGCTCGCTCCGGGTACGCCATCTCGCTCTCGCAGGAGGGCAAGCGAACGGCACAACGCCGGTTCATCCTCCAGTTCCGCGCGGCAGATGAGGCGATCGTCGGGCTCTCGGCGATCCTCTACAACCGATGGGCCGAGGCGAACAGCCAGCCGACCAACTATCCCGAAGGGGGATACTCGGTCCTGTACCGCGAGATCCCGCTCTCCCCCGATGAGATGCGCGGTCGCCGAGAGCACGTGCTCGCCATGCTGGAGGCGGGTCTCATGGACCGCATCGAGGCACTCCGGTTCTTCGGGTCACTCTCCGAGCAGGACGCGGCCGCCAAGCTCGCCGAGATCCAAGCCGAGCGGGCGCCAGCCCCGGCCATGGCCGAAGGAGCGACGGAGGCCGGGGCGGCGCCTGCCGCCGAGGGTGTAACCGAGGCGGTGGACGAGCTGCGCGCCGCGGACGAGGCGCTCTCCGGTCTGCTCGACAGCGCGACTCCCGACCAGGCGGACATCCTGCGCGCCGTGGTCGAGAGCCTCCGCGAGGCGCGCGGCTACCTGACGGGCACCGAGGTAGAGGCCTCCGTCGAGCTCCCTGGTGAGGTCGAGAGCGAGGCGAGCGGAGAGGATAGCTGATGCCGTTCGTTTCCGAGGCGCAACGCCGCTATCTCGCTGCCAACGAGCCCGAGGTCTACCGCGAGTTCCGCCGTAAGGAGCGCGCGGGCGAGCTGGACCTCACACCGCCAGCGACGGTCGCAGCCGCGGCGCGCCGGGGGCTCGACCTCCGACGCGAGTACGGCCGGGGGGGGACTGCGGTAGGAGTCGCGCGAGCGCGTGACCTCGCCAACCGCCGCACGCTCTCGGTAGAGACGGCGCGCCGGATGGTCGCCTACTTTGAGCGGCACGAGATCGACCTGGACGCCCCCGCCGCCAAGCCAGGGAACCCCGGCTATCCGAGCGCCGGGCGGATCGCTTGGCTGCTTTGGGGTGGCGACGCCGGGCGGACCTGGGCGCGCAAGATTGTGCGCCAGCAGCAACGACTCGAACAACTCGCAAAGGAGCGTAACAAATGAGCGATGAGACCACCGAGACGCAGGACCAGAGCGCAGCCGCGGCGCGCATCCGCCAGCTTGTGAGCCGCGTCAAGGAGCTCGAGGGAAAGGTCGCCGAACTCGATCCCCTCGCAGCGGAGGCCGCCAAGTGGCGCAGCCAGGTGGACGAGCTGAAGGCCGCAAGCAAGGCCGAGCGCGAGGCGCTCCGGGTGGAGCGTGAGATCCTGGCGGCAGGGGTGACCGACGCCGAGGGGGTCGAGTACGTGCAGCACGCGTATTCTCGGCTCCCCACCGAGGGGCGCCCGCCGCTCGCAGAGTGGCTCGGTCAGCGAGACGCGCTCCCCAAGGCCGTACGCGCCTACCTCCCCGAGGCGCCCGCCTCGACGGTGCCCACCGCAACCGCCCCCGCACCCAAGTCGCCCCCCGCGCCCGCGCCTCGCCCGGCCACGGGCACGATGCCGCAGGCACCGAGCGAGCCGCAGAGTTGGACGCCCGAGGCGATCGCGCGCCTCTCGCCCGCGGAGTTCAGAGCGAACCGCGAGGCCATCTTCGCCGCGTTGCGCACGGGTTGACAGATTGTCAGCGCGCCGGTAGGCTTGTCGTGCGGGCTCGTCCCGCACGCGCTCGGGGCAAGCTCCCGTAAAAAGCGACAGGCGCGGTAACCTCCCAACTCGCCAGGAGGCCCCGTGGCCAACGAAGTCTACTACAGCGGCCTGACCAGCTCGGCCCGCGTCTCTGCCGTCCTCTCCCAGCTCATCGCCACCAAGCTTGCCGACACCGCGAGCCTTGTTGGCCACCCGTCGATCCTCCAGATCACCGCCCAGCCCGGCTCTACTGCCGTGCAGGTGCCGGTCATCTCCTGGGGTGCGGATGCGATGGCGGCGGTTGCCGAGAACGCCTCGGTCAGCAACACCGGCCTGACGACCGCCGCGGCCACGATCACCCTCGCCCGGCAGGCGCTCCGTCGTCAGATCTCCGACCTCGCTCAGGCCACCGCGCAGGGCGTGCCCCTCGATGTCACCCTCGAGAACATCGCGAACGACATGGTGGCCGCGTACAACAAGCGCGCGACGACCATGCTTACCGCGCTGGCCTCCGGGTTCTCCAGCTCGGTCGGCTCGACGGGCGTTGACCTCAGCGTGACCAACTTCTACGCTGCGATCTTCCAGCTCCAGTTGACGGCGAACAACGGCCCGTTCGTGGCGGTGTTGCACAACCAGCAGATCAACGACCTGATGAGCTCGCTCCGCTCCGAGACCGGCCCCGGCCAGTACCTCGCGGCCACCCAGGAGATGCTCGTCGCGAAGGGCCCCGGCTTCAAGGGCCAGCTCTTCGGCGTGGACATCTTCGGCAGCAACACCGTCGCGACGGCCAACGCTGGCGTCGATTACCTCGGCATGATGTTCGCGCCCAACGCCATCGGCATGGCCACCGCGTCCGTCTCCCCGATCATGGGTGCCACCACGACGCAGCCGGTGTCTCCGGTGACCGTCGAGTTCGAGCGCGATGCGAGCAACGGATCCACGATCATCGTGGGTTCTGTGCTCTGCGGCGTGGCCGAGATCGATGACGCCAAGGGCGTCGGCATCCTGTCCGACTTCTGATCGCTGACACCGCGCGCCCGCCTCGGTGGTTACACTACTGGGGCGGGCGCCGTCGCGTCTGCAAGGAGCAACGATGGCCGCCACCTTCGGCACTGCGCCCACCTCGGGCCAATACCAGTCCACCCCCGCCTCCCGACCGACCGCGATGCGGGAGCTCGTCAAGCTCGAGCCGAGCCCGGCTTGGTGGTACATCCACCATCCGGCGCGTTGGACCTACCGAGATGGCGAGTGGCTTCCGTGGCTGTCCGAGTTGCGCGCCGATCCTGGCGTGGCGAATGTGGACAGGAACGGCGCGATGGACATGGCAGAGGTGGTCAAGCGC